TTAAGAATAAGAGCAGGATTTGATAATATATCGTCAGGAACTCTTGCATTAAAATCTACACAATTACCTTCTATTCCAACAGCCAAACTACCTGTTATTCCAAAAAGTTTAGGAGGATTTGGGGAAGACATCGCAAGTAAAACAGGCGTACTGAGAATGGCTAGTGGTACTATTAACTTTGAAGGCGAGCTAGGTGCTGCTTTTGGTGGTACTGGTTTAACTTCTATTGCATCTCTTACAAATAGTAATATTATAACAGGGCACGTAGACGGGGGCTCTACGGTAACTTGGAGTAGATATACTACAGGTAACTATAACCCAAATACAACTACTCATACTTTTAATGTTTATTGGAGAAACGCAGCAGGTACTAGCCAAGGGCAGTCCAGAGTAGTAATAAACTTAGACACAACAAATAATGATTTTGACGCCCCAACCGTTACTACTGTAACTGGAACTGCACATACAGGAAGTGCAAGTGTTACAGGTACTGGTACAACCTCACAATCAGTAACCTTATCTAGAACTGGATCACCTGATGTTATCCTAAGAGCCGTAATTCACGTGGTAACAGGATTTAGTTTCAAATTTAACGGAGAATAACATGAAACTTGCAGTCGTCGAACTAATAGACGTTAATATAGACCACCGAAATAGAGAGTTGGTACAAATACGAAGAATATGTGAAGAACTTGAAATTGATTATCAAGAGTTTCCAGTAAATGTTTTACCAGTCGGAGACTGGTTTGACCCAGATACAGTATGTATTGTAAGAGGGTCAGTAAAAAATAGAAAAATGTGGTTAGATAAAATAACAGAAATGGAATACAGAGGGTGTGCAATGATAAATACTAGGAATTGTATCGAAGTCTGTAACGATAAATATAGAACTTATCTAGCACTAAATCAAGTAGGGTTACATCAACCTAATACAGTACTTGTTCCATCTGAGTACGATAATCTTATAGACCATGTAATTCAAGAAGCAGGGCTACAATACCCTATGGTACTAAAAACACTCGAAGGGTCTTATGGGGTTGGAGTAGCACTAATGGAGTCTACTTTAGGACTAAAAGGAGTTATTCAAGCTATGAACACTCGAGTAGATTGGGACGGAGCAATACTACAAGAATACATACCTCACAGCGGGGACATAAGAGCCCATGTAGTTGACAACGAAATTTTTGGCTCTATGTTTAGAACACCACCTCCAGGTGACTTTAGAACTAATATTGCTAGAGGAGGACAAGGTATTGTTTGTGAGTTAACAGAATTAGAAAAAGAACATTGTAAATTAGCAGCTAACGCTGTAGGAGCAAGATGGTGTGGAGTAGATTTTATACCCTCAGACGATAGAGAGAACATATCCCCCAAAATTATAGAAGTAAATTGTGCAGCAGAAACAGGAGGCCTAGAAGCAGCACTAGTAGGTAAGGACGACGAAGAATCCGCACCTTTATTAAGAAAAATAATAGAACACTTTATGGTAGAAAAATAATGGTAACTTTAAGAATACAAGGACAAAATTTATATATGCGACCCATGTTACTTACAGACGTGGCAACTTTGCGTACCGCAACTACTGGTATGTGGCCTGCTGATATTCTTCCTACCGAGAATGAAGGAAAAGCGTGGTGGTATAATTGCAATAAACAAAATGAGACTTTGTTTGTTAAAAGAAATTTAACCGCTAATGATAAGGGTTGGATAAATCTTACTGTTTGCAAAAATGATGATACTATCATAGGGTATCAAACTTTTAAGTATAGAGGAACAAGGGTAATTTCTTATATGACTGCTTTAATTCCAGGAGTTAGAGGGCAAGGTTACTATAAAGAAATCCATACTTTGAGACATAAATTTATTTTTGATAGCACAGGGTTAAATGCAGTTAAGTCTAGAGTTTCGATTCCAACAACTTCTTCTACTATCAATGATTCTGTAATCAATGTAAATAATACTTTATATAGTACTGTACATCATCAAGTGGAGTTTCCTAATAGAGGACTCTATGATGTAAAAGAAATTACTAAAGCTGAATGGACAGCATGGATTGATGCTACTGCTCAGGCAACTCTTAAATCACACACTTATACACTAACCTGGACAGCATAATGGCATACATGAAACAAACTTTTCCAACTATTTATCTTAAGCCTATGACTGTAAATGAAAAAGAAGCAGTACGCGATGCTATTTCAGACTGGAGAGCTGATACTGTACAAATGACAGATGATGAAGCTACTACTTTAGTTCATCAATGGTGTGAACAAATGAAAACTCCAGATGCAACCTTTCTTGCAGCATTAGGTGGAGAGAATGAGTATATGGTAGAACCAGACCCTGAACAACCTCTTGGTACTTCATGGAGATATGATTGTATCTTTAGAAAATCAGATGATGTCTGTATAGGGTTTCAAATAGGTAAATTTATAGGAACTCGATATCATCATTCTATGACTTGTATACGCCCAGCATATAGAAACCAAGGATATTATAGTGAGCTAGGAGACCAAGGGTTAAAAACTTTATTTATAGGTTTGAAAAACGTAGAAACCTTTACTTCAAACGTACCAACTGCAGCAGGCATACTTCCTTCTTCTATATATGATTTATATAATGGAGATACGGATTGGAGTGCAGGCCTTTTAAGGACTCAAACACTCCTTGATAGAATAGACCCAGTAGAGTATAAACTCTATGAAGTTAAAAAAGCAGACTGGTTAGAATGGTTAGACCTTCCCAAAAATGCCGCGATAAAAGCCGCAGCCTTCTCATACGAGATAATAGACGACTAACTCGCAAAAAGATGACCACTAATTTTTGGTTATGTTTCTGAGAATTGAATAAATGGAGCTATAGCATACCAAAATTACTGACGTTCCAAATTTAGTTCTTGACATTTCCATAGATTTTTAGTATAATTTAACAATAGGAGTATAATATTTAATTATGGCAGCAGGAACTTACGATATAGTTATTGACCAAGGATCTGATTTCTCTATTCAACTAGCGATATCAGAAGACGGCACAGCAATACCTATCGCTACACATACAGCGAGAGCGCAACTGCGCCCTTCGCCTACATCAGCAACCAAGACAGCAGATTTTGTTTGCACGGTTATTGATGCATCTGGCGGTACATTAAATATGCAGTTAAGCAATTCGGTAACGGCAGCTATTGCGTCAGGTAAATATTATTACGACTTAGAATTAGTAAATACTTCAAATAATACAGTAACAAGGTTACTACAAGGTGTGGCAAGAGTCACTCCAGAGGTTACAAGATAATGGCAACTACATTAACAATTACCCCACAATCTACAGCAGTAGGTGTAACTAACCAAACTACTTCAATAACAGTATCAGCAGCTATTGCTGGTGCGGCAACAGATGCCCAAGGTATTACATTCGCAAATGCAGCGAGAACTCTCTCGACTGCTGGAACGGTTGAAAAAGCTCTTTTACAATTAGCTGACCAACTGTTTGTACAAACGACAGCTCCAACTGCTGGAACAACTAACTTAGCAGAGGGAGACTTCTTTTATGATACTGACGATAATCAGTTAAAGATCTATCGAGAAACGTCTACAGGACAATTTAATTGGGTTCCTGTAATGATAGGAAACAGTTCAACGGACTCAGACACGATAGACGCAGGGAGCTTTTAAGCTCATATAGGAAAAAATAATGGCACAAACAATTAAAATCAAACGAAGTACCAGTACTTCCGCACCGGGTTCACTTGGTGCTGGTGAGTTAGCGTATTCTTCGGATAGTAACAAGCTATTTATTGGTCACCCTTCCTCTAGTGCTGTAACTGCAATCGGCGGTGCTCTATACGTTGAGATGTTAGATCACTCTGCTGGTACATTAACAGCAAGTTCAGCAGTATTAGTTGATGCTAACAGTAAGATAGACCAATTAAAATCAGGGAATATGGTATTCACTGGTTCAAGCAACACAATCTCAACTTCATCAGGAAACTTAACAATTGCACCTACAAGTAACTTAGTTGTTACTCATGGCGGAACAATTGATATTTCTGGTCAAGCAAATGCTCTTACAATGCCCGACAACAATGCAACTGCATTGGATATTAAAGAGGCAGGAAACTCATATCTTAAATTTGTAACTACTAACTCTAGTGAAAAAGTTGTAGTAGGCAAAGATATGGACACAGGTACAGTTAATGTAACTAGTGGTAATTTACTTGTAGGAACAGACAAATTTACAGTAGCTTCCGGAGACGGAGATACAGTAGTTAAAGGTACAATGAATGTACAAGACGCAGTTGATTTAGATTCTACACTTAATGTAGATGGCAATTCAACTCTAAACGGTAATGTTACTTTAGGTAACGCAGGTAGTGATACCGTTACTGTTACAGGTACTGCAACATTCACTCCTTCAGCAGACTTTGACGGAGGCTTTACAGTCGCTGGCTCACAAACTGTTGATATGGGAGCAAACAGAGTAACTAAT